TTAGCGACACAGGAACCAAATTAGTGTTGGATAATAATATATTATATCAAGTTACAGGAATTACAGGTGGAGTTGATGGAACAAGCGGAATAGATGGAACAAGCGGTATAAATGGAATAATATATAATGGCTCATTATGGCAACGCACACTTGACGGACGAGAGTTCGGAGAAGGGCAATGGTTTGCTGAAAAGGACCCAACAAACTTCGCCGACATCGCCGAATTAACTATATCAAAAAGGGACATTTATGGAAATGACTGGGAAGCGTGGTTTGAAACTTTATCAACCGACAGGGGGGATTATATACAAATAACTAATCAAAATAATAATTACTTCGGCATATATCAAATAAGGACAGTAGCCGAAAATGATAATGACTTTTATCTAACACTTTTATTAATTGTCGCAAATGGCTCACTCACAACAGAAGGCTTAAATCAATACTTCAATATAATATACCAAGGCTCGGATGGAACATCAGGAACAAGCGGAGACCCAGGAACACCCGGTTCGCCAGGTTCCTCAGGAACATCAGGCGTAGGAACACCAGGAACCTCAGGAACAAGCGGAACATCAGGAACCTCAGGAACAAGCGGAACATCAGGAACCTCAGGAACAAGCGGAACATCAGGAACCTCAGGTTCATCAGGAACAAGCGGCCTTTCAGGTTCATCAGGAACAAGCGGCCTTTCAGGTTCATCAGGAACAAGCGGCCTTTCAGGTTCATCAGGAACAAGCGGTTCATCAGGAAGGTCAGGTTCATCAGGAACAAGCGGAACATCAGGAACCTCAGGTTCATCAGGAACAAGCGGCCTTTCAGGTTCATCAGGAACAAGCGGCCTTTCAGGTTCATCAGGAACATCAGGCACCTCAGGAACATCAGGAACCAGCGGTGTTAATGGTTCAAGTGGGACCAGCGGCCTTTCAGGTTCATCAGGAACAAGCGGTTCATCAGGAAGGTCAGGTTCATCAGGAACAAGCGGTTCATCAGGAAGGTCAGGTTCATCAGGAACAAGCGGTTCATCAGGCACCTCAGGAACATCAGGAACCAGCGGTGTTAATGGTTCAAGTGGGACCAGCGGCCTTTCAGGTTCATCAGGAACAAGCGGCCTTTCAGGTTCATCAGGAACAAGCGGTGTTAATGGTTCAAGTGGGACCAGCGGCCTTTCAGGTTCATCAGGAACATCAGGCACCTCAGGAACATCAGGAACAAACGGAGGAACTGATATAGTTTTAGACACAACACCACAACTGGGAGGGAACTTATCACTAAACGGATATGGCATAATACTTGAAAATCAATTAACAGGCTCAACAATTGCCGCTGGCAACTTGGTTTATATATCGGGTGGAACCGGAACCTGGTGGGGAGCCGACAGCGACAGCGTTGAAACCTGCTCATCAACTCTCGGAATATATCTCGGCTCAAATCAAGTTTTAATATATGGATTATATACAAAAACAGGCCAAACAATAGGAACACAATATGTCTCAGGCACCATCGGCGAATGGACAACGACAATACCAACCGGCAGTGGCAAAATAGTAAGGATTATAGGCGATGCTATAACAACATCACAAATAATTTTCAACCCCGACAGAACATACATAGAACTATGATAATTGACGACTTTAACAGAAGCAATAGAACACTAAGCGGAGACACGGCAACTAACGGAAACATATGGGCCGTCGCCGGAACTACTATACCATCAATAGTTTCAAACGAGTGCTATATGACCGATGACGGTGACAATCCACAAGCCACCTTGGAATTAACCGAGGAATTAAATATAAATAATAACCTAAACTTTCGCTATAAGGCAAAATCAACTGCTACTAACATCACTGGAACAATGCGTTTGAAAAACTCAGCAAGAGATAATATAATAATCGTTCGTTTAAATGGTGGAAATATACAATGCAGCAACGGAACAGGCTTTACCACTATGACAACTTTTACTATAAATACATACTATACAATTGAAGTCGTAAATATAGACTACACTAACTACTTAAATGACATTAAAGTAGATGGAGTTTTATATAATAACTCCGGCTCTCATTTTCCATTCGTAAATAATGATACTGGAATATATGTCGTTCAATTCGCTATGTCAGGCCCAGCAGGACAAGTGTTTAATGTGGATGACGTGGCAACATACGCCGAAGTCAATAAAATAGGAAACCATAATAAAGTCAATGGCGTTTCATCAACGAACATACAAAAAATTAATGGAATAAGTTGATATAATGGAGGAGGATAAAAAATATACTGATTTTGTAACTGTTGAAATGATAGGTGATGAAAACTTGTTTAAGTTTTTAAACGAGATGGACACTGTTGTTTCAAATAAAATTATTTTGGATGCCTTAAAAAAGGCTGGTAGGTTTATCAATGAAACAGCCAAAGGCAATTTTATGAGTAGGAAAAAAAATAAAAGTAAAACTGGTTATGCTGGTTTTAGTTCAATGTTTAAAGTACAGGAAATAAAAGCACCAGATAAAGTTGGTGTAAAGGTTGGTATAAGTGGAAGGGAAGGATATAAATACAGGTGGCAAAACTGGGGAACTGTTGATAGGTATTATATTAGGAGAAGTGATGATGGAACGACAAAACAACAACCAACAGGAAGGATACAACCAACAAACTTTTTTACTGATGCCGTTGCCACGACACAGGACCAATCACAAAAAATAATAAGTGAGTCAATTATTGAAGCACTTGAAAAATTAGCCCAGGAAAACAATGCCAACACTTAATTTACCACCGAAAAAAGTAAAGGAATATAAAAGGACCACGCATTCAACCAAAAGGGATAATGTTATTCATAAGGCTGTGTATAATACAAGCGATTGGAAAAAACTAAGGTTGGAATACTTAATAGCACACCCACTATGTGAAAACTGTATTCAAAATGGAATAATTGAAAGTGCTATTGATGTTCACCATAAGGTACCAATTTCACAAGGGGTGGATTTATTGGAAAAACGAACAATTGGCTTAGACTGGAACAACTTAAAAAGTGTTTGTAAGGAATGCCACAAAAAGGAACATAAATAAAATGATTGGAATAGGTAAAGGAATATACGCAATTTTAACAGGTGATACAACGGTTTACGGCCTTGTTTCAACTAACATTTTTCCACTTATTACACCAGAGAAAGTTAATTTGCCTTGTATAATTTATGAAAGGCAAAGCGACCCAGACAACACAAAGGATGGTGTTGGAATGTATGAGTGTTTAGTTTATTTAACAATAATCTCAAAGGACTATGCCAATACTATAACAATAGCTGAGGCTTGTAATGGAGCTTTAAATGAATATAGTGGTGTGATGAGCGGGATTACATTTTTAAAAATACGATTGACAAGTGTTTTTGAAACATATGCCGAGGATGTTTTTATGCAGCGTTTAACATATAGTGTAAAATGTCGTTAAAAACAACAAACAATTTTTGTTTTTTAAGTATTTATATAAAAAGCAAGAATAAAAAATAACTTTAAAATATAATGGCAGCAGAAAATAGTAAAATAGTTTATGGTGGTTCAATGATGTTATTTATCACAAGTGGCGCAACAAAAATGCCAGTAGCATTTTCAACATCAGCAAAATTGGACCTAACCTTAGATATAAGGGAAATTAGCTCAAAGGATAGCGGAATATGGAAGGAAAAAGCCGCTGGAAAATGGGATTGGAACGCAAGTACGGAAGGATTAATGGCGTTTAGTTTGATTACTGGAACTACAATGGACATTGATGATTTATTTACATTAATGATAGCCAGAGACCCTGTAACACTTTCATTTGGTATAACAAGTGGTTCAACTCCAAGTTGGTCATTGGATACAAGTAAAAAGTATTTTGGTGGAAGTGCTATAATTACAAGCCTTTCATTAAATGCACCTGACAATGATAACGCAACTTATAGTATAACATTAGAGGGGGCAAGCGAATTGACTCTCACTTAATAATTATTCATTTTAGTTTTAATTTTTTCAGTTTGGGCGTGGCAATTATGCCACGCTTTTTTTATGCTGTTTTTTTTAATGTTTTTTATTGTATTTATTATTAAAAATTAATTATGAAACAAATAACTATTAAGGTTGGCGATAATGAATACATCATCAAGCAGTCGTTTAGGAGTTTAATGGAGTTTGAAAAACTAACCAAAAAACCAGCCTCGGAAATGGACCTTTCGGTCAATGATTTAATAACATTTTTATATTGTGTTTTAAGGGCTTGTAATAAGGAAACATTCAAACATAATTTGGATGAGTTTATTGATATGCTGGATGAAAACCCAGATATAATAAACCAATTTTCAAATTACTTAACCGAGCAACATAAGTAAGTTGAAACTGATAAAAAAAAAGTGA